AGGAAAGAATTGAAGTCTTTCACTAATGGTTGAATTTCATTTGCAAATATATCATAAAAATTGTTTTGTCTATTCTGCCACTTCTCATAGTTTTCATCATTAAAGTTTGCAACATAGCCACGTTGCTCCATCATGAAATTAGCAATAAAGTAATTTCGTATTTCATTTTCTGTTTCGTATTTTCGGGAAAGTTTAACAAAGAAGTATCTATCTTTGCGTTTGAAAAATGAGTTTCTTGATACACGACTTTTTCCACCGTATTTAATAAAATTATAATCTGTCTTACCAAAGTGTGCTTTCATTGCACAATACATCAAATATACATCAATTGGTTCCATTATTTCTCAGCTGGACGTTTGAATATATTTGTATTCATATGGAAAATATGTTTTCATTAAATAGGCAGTTGTGCTTGTCTTGGAAGAAAATTAAGTTCACGAGCATTAGCTTCAATCTTTTCCTTTAATCCCTTTGATATAAGATAACTAACAGAATCAGGTTCAATACCTTCTTTCTTACAGTACCAAAGAACTGCTTCCATATGAGTTATTTGTTTTTCTTTTGCTATGTTTTCAATTTCTATAGTGAATGATTTTGATGTATTTAATACCATTATATGTCCTTTAACCAATTAGGTGTGAAGCTAACCGTAGGCTTCACTCGGATGTATTACGGCATCACCCGATAAGTGGGAATGTTTCTGTTGCCAAGTACATTCCCGAAACTCCGAACACGTACTACTTACGCAGCAAGTGCCATTGGTGCAAAGTTATCGTTTGCATTTACTAAAATGATCTATAAGGCGATCAATCCACAATTCTCCACTCATCTATCTCTGCCTGTCGATCCTAATTCGCCCCCATCAAAAAAAGACTAGATATATTATACCAGCAAGTAAGGTTATATCTGCACAAATACTCCAAAGAATATATGCTCTAAGCATCCACTTACTTACTTCTCGTACTAGGGGGTTCTTCATCTTGTTCCCCTATTAATATCTGTTCCATACTAATTTCCTTTTGGTGGAGGCGTTGGGAATTGCACCCAAGTCCAGTCCAGCCTTCAAATTGTATCAACAAATTGTGTATTATTTATATCACACTTTCTGCTAAAAGTCAAGACTCCTGACCTTTTTGACTTCTAACTTCCTCTAATAATATTTCTAAAGTTTTTTCTGTAATGTCTTTTAATACACCAGATGCTATGATACACACTACAGTTGGAACATTAGGTGGTGTTTGTATAACCGTATAAGTTTTTGACTCAGGATTAATAAAGAAATATGTAGGTATAACTATACGTTTATTATCTTCATCAATAACTCCTTCTTGTCCTCTCATAAGAGGCCATTCTTTCCAATGATTCTGTAAATCAGAAAATATTCTTACTGGATCACCACAAATAATAGGTTTTTGTACCGTTGTAAAATTACCTACAGGTGGTACAATATTTGGTGTTGATGGTTCGGTTTCTTGTAAATCAGGGCCTTTATCATCTGGTTTTGATTGCGACAGTGCAGGCGTAGTGAAACTAACTACTGCCAACAGTAGCAATATTTTTACGAACAACATTTTGCTCTCTCCAATCTGAGATTGCATCTACTAACAGGTCAATATAATCAGATTTTTGTTTAACAAACTCTTGAACTGTTCCATCTTCAGTAACAACTAAAATTACTACTTGATTTGTTGATATGCCTGTAAGCTCTTCAAACATTTCAGCATACGCTGAACCTTGAATGTAGTAATTTTCGTTCCAATCGTCAGAACGTTCTTTTGTAGATGTCTTAAAATCTATAATTGATATATCGCCTTTGTATCTAGCAATACAATCAACTCTGCCTGCCACTTTATATTTATCACTATACAGTCCTGCTTCTTGTGCATATATGTCATTAATGTTATCAAATGTTTGGTTTTTTAATTGTTCAAATAAACAATATGGTAAGAAGTTCTTTTTATGTTGCGCCCACTTTTCTGGATCATCTATGAACATATTGTTTAGATAATCCTCACACATATGATGAACTTTTGTTCCTCTTGCTGCAGCAGTTCTTGCAACATGATTAGCAACATCTTCACCTACACGCTTTCTCCACTCCATCAATCCTTTTTTGTTTCTAGGCGATAAAACAGTTGTAATTGATGGATACAAATCACCAGATGGTGTTTCATATAGTCGATTACCATTATTAGTGGTAGCCTTTATTTTTTCTAATTTCACTGGTGTATGATTAAATTTTTTCATAATAATTAACTTAAAGCTCTTATTCTTTCTACAAGTCTGTCTGCTCTGTTGGTGACTTGTTTATACCAAGTACTGTCCACCATTTCATCAGCAGCAGTATTCCAATCTCTTGCATCAACACCACGTTTCATACCCTTAAATTTACTCAAGCGAGTACGTCCCATGTTGAACATCATGTTTGCAATTACTTGTTGAGCTTCTTCTGGCAAATCGTCAAAGTCTTTGTAAAGGATGTAGCAGTCTTGCAAGACGTTTTCGCAATCTTGCTCGAAGGCTTCAATGACTCTAGACTCGCTGACTGATGTACCGATTTCTTGTCCATATTCGGGGTCTGTGTCAAGAACAAGATGGCCAACACCAAAAGTGGCATAACCAAGATGATCATTGTATATTTCATATTTTACCCCTTCATCAATTTCAAGTTGTTCTCTTAATAATTCTATATTCATGGTATTACTCCAATAATCCAATTTTCAGCTGCATCTCTGCAATAGTGAATTGATTTGCCTATAATTTGTCTGCTTTGAACAAATTGGTTATCATCATACATTTCTACAAGAAAACCATCTACGGTTTTTTTCAGAAGTGAAGAACGATTTTCATATTCCTTTATTCCATAAAATTTAGCTATAATTTCATCATCGTACATTTATTCTAATCCTATACCAAGTTTGATTTTATTGATAAGATAACTTCTTACAAAACCAGAACGTACAATATCACCTATTGTAAATTCTACGCAATCAAACTCTTCCATCTCTTCTAAAATTCTCAAAAAATCATGTAGTCCATTTCTCTCATTCATTTTTTGTAAATCACTCTGGTCAAAGTCACCACAAAATACAATTCGTGAATCTTGCCCAACTCTGGTTGTGATTGTATCCAACTCATGAAAATTCATATTCTGACATTCATCTACTATAATGATTGCATTATCAAATGTCAACCCCCTTAGAAAAGAAGTTGATAAAAAGAATAGTGAACCTTGCCCTTTGAGTCGATCATATAGATTATTAAATGATTGCTCATTCGGTTGCTCAAACATAAACGTAACCATATTTTGATAAGGTACTTGATAAAGAGCAGCTTTATCTTCCTCATCGCCTGGCAAAAATCCAATTTCTCTTGTGGGAATAAGAGAACGAACAAGAACAACTTTTTCGTATGGAGATTTTAAATCTAAAACATCTTGCATTGCAAGATATAATGATATAAATGTTTTACCTGTACCAGCTGCACCAAAGAGAAAATGATTTTTTCCTGCTTTCCAAGAATCAAAAACGACTTTTTGATTATCAGTTATAGGTTTGATTGACACTAAATTTGTATGATTTATTTCTTTATTTTTCTTTGTACTTGCCATTTGGTATCCTATTAATTAAGGTGGGGAAGATGTTAACACCATTTTCCACCTTAACACCTTCCCCCTGATGCATAGGCGGATTGACTACCCAGCTTGCGTAACGCTGTGCGTCTTGCTGTAGTTTTATGTCTCGCCCGCACCATGTATCTATTTATAGTACTCCATGTTTTTTCAATACTTCTCTTGTTTTTATTTCATTATGAGTTTTAGTAGGCCCACCATATCTATCTGCTAAAGGAGTGCCTGGATTTGAATGTGCTATTTGTTGCATACGTTCCGTAAATCCACCATCTACTTTGGGCCCAACACCCATAATATGATCACCAACGATTGAAATAGGAACAGGAACTTGTGTAATCTGTAGATTGTTTTTTAAGAAATCTTCTTTTTCTGATATGCTCATCATATCATCCCACTGTATACCAGAGGCTTCATCATAAAAAGTATATATCGGCATTATAAATCTAACTCCAATTGTCTAGGATCTTTGTTTGCTTCTTCATCTTGTTTTTTCCACAATTCTCTTAATTCTCTTGCCATAAAATCCCAATAAGGTTCTCGTACTTCTTCTTCTTTTTCATTTGACATTGAACCTCTCCAAATTTTATTTATGTTTTGTTTTAGACTATTATATCTTTTAGTATATTAAGTTTATCATTAGCACTTGCAATTTTTTCAATTTCAGAATCAACAGCCATTACTAAATCTGGATGCTCACCAATTCCTATAGGATTTTTAATATATACATCTACATTCGCCAATCCCATAGATATCTCTGCTTCATATTTTGCTCTGAGTGCATCAAGTATTTTATTTGACATTAAACCATTCAGGCCTTTCTCTTTTTTTCCATTTTGCAAAATTACTTTTCTCTTGTATATAGTAAGTTTGATATGCAGACACTGTATCTTCATTTTTACAATTATCTGGCATACATTGTGGTGGATCAACAAACTCTATGAAATCTCCCAACATCATTGACTTGGGACATGGACGTAAAGGTTCAATCAATCTTTCTGTTGCATGGTTTTTATCATATC